ATGTCTATAATTATTACTTAACTTTATTTATTATTATCTTTTATAAACTTAGAAACTTTTAACTATTTCTAAAAACTTTTACAACTTTATATTTTTCTAAAAAACTCTAAAAGTTTCTAAGTATCCTTACTTTCCTAAAAAATACCTAGTATTATTCTTTTTTATCTTTATGACACCAGTAATGATAATAGAAGAATTCTAGAAGTATAATGCGGGATATCGCATAGTATATAATGAAATATGCGAAGCATAAATACTCTTAATATACTATGCGATATCCCGCATTATATGCGAGAGGATACTCGGTTATGTTATAGAAGATGCCTATAATGGTAATAGAAGATGTCTATAATAGAAGATGTCTATAATTATTACTTAACTTTATTTATTATTATCTTTTATAAACTTAGAAACTTTTAACTATTTCTAAAAACTTTTACAACTTTATATTTTTCTAAAAAACTCTAAAAGTTTCTAACTTCTTCTAACCTTTGCTAAACATACCTAGTATTATTCTTTTTATTCTTTATGATACCAGTAATGATAATAGAAGTATGCTAGGTTGTGCTATGCGAGAGGATACTATGTTATGTAATAGAAGTGTCCTATAATTATTACTTAACATTATCTTTTATAAACTTAGAAACTTTTATCTTTTTTTAAAAACTTTTACAACTTTATATTTTTCTAAAAAACTCTAAAAGTTTCTAACTTATCTAAAAGTTTCTAAAAATACCTAGTAATATTCTTTTTATTCTTTATGATACCAGTAATGATAATAGAAGTATGCTAGGTTGTGATATGCGAGAGGATACTATGTTATGTAATAGAAGATGCCTATAATTATTACTTAACATTATCTTTTATAAACTTATAAACTTTTATCTTTTTTTAAAAACTTTTACAACTTTATATTTTCCTAAAATTCTCTAAAAGTTTCTAACTTATCTAAAAGTTTCTAAAAATACCTAGTATTATTCTTTTTATTCTTTATGATACCAGTAATGGTAATAGAAGTATGCTAGGTTGTGCTATGTGGGTAAGCGAAGCGCGCATCATATATTAAGAGTGTTTATGCTTCGCATATTTCCTTATATACTATGCGATATCTCGCATATAATGCGAGAGGATACTAGGTTATGTAATAGAAGATACCTATAATTATTACTTAACATTATCTTTTATAAACTTATAAACTTTTATCTTTTTCTAAAAACTTTTACAACTTTCTTTTTTTCTAAAAAACTCTAAAAGTTTCTAAGTATCCTAACTTATCTAAGCATTCGCTAGCATTCGCTAAGTAATATTCCTTTTAATCTTTATCACACAGGTAGTGGTAAGAGAATTATATGTATAATTTTTGTGAAGGATATAACATAGAAGATACCACAGATACTACGAACACCACGAATGGTAATAGAAGCACCTAGCAGTATTCTTTTTATTACACCAGTAATTATAATATACAATAAGATAGAAAAAAGAGACAGGAAAAGACCGTATAATATTTAGTTGGAATAAGCAAGTCCGCCCATACCCGAGAGGATACGAAGAACATTATAATTAACGGCGTATATGCTGATGATACCAGACATACTGGAAGATAGCGATAGGACAGCAGTATCAATACGGGACATATTGAGGGTGCCTGATGGCTGGTGCTCCTCGGGCTTGAGGGCAAATGAATATACATTAATGCCTTGATGGAACTTGTCAGGGGTATTCTCGTGGTGCTGATAAGGCTGGACGAGGGAGAAATAATCACCCTTGCGAGTAGCGAAGCGGTCATTACCGTTAAGCATTATCTTAGCGTTAGTAACCGGATTAGTGGAGTCTAGATGGTCGTTATTAACACCACCGCCAGCGGTTGAGTAATTGTTCCAATATACAGGAGCCGCAGTATTCTTGATAGTCCAGACAAGTTCCTTACACGGGTGGTTGAAGTTCATACGGATACTCTTCATCGAGTCACCAGATGAAGTTATGGAATCGGCACCGGTGAATTGAAGTTGTTCTATCAAGTATTCGTGGGACAACTGGGCGAAACGGCGGCGCTCATCGGTATCAAGGAAGATGTAATCAACCCACAGGGTAGCCTTGTCAAGGCGCAGAGCGACATTTGTAGCGAGAGTGTCGTTTGCGGCGAATGGTGCTCCGCCAGCCTTTGTCTCCTCCTCGTAGGTATAGTTTTTATCGCTAGTATCCTTCATACCTGCCTCGCTTTCGTATTCAATATTGATTTTAACTTCGTGGTATTGGAGAGCGATTAAAGGAAGTGCGAGACCGACATTACGGCAGAACCAGAACTCTAGGGGCACATAGAGTTCATATTCTTGTCCGGTGACAAGTTTGGAGGAGATATTGCGGGGATTAGCACCGACCATCACATTATAACCGTTGCGCTTTCCAATAGGGAGAGAAAGTTCATTCCAGATGTATAGCCACTCGGAGTAATGCTTATCTATACGCTGCCCGCCTATCTCAAGTTCAATCGTCTTTAATAGTTTATGACCGAAGTTAGGAACAAGGGCAATCGCAGTTCCAGCAGTGCCGCCTGAAGCAGCAAGAACACCGTAGAAATATACACGATGGATTAAATCACCGTTGCGGGTAATTTGGAAACTTACACGAGAACCTAGAGAATTGCTGCCCGTCGGGGTTTGCTCTATAGCCTCAATAGCGAAGTTAGTATGACGACGATAGACAACCTTGAAGAAGGTAATTTGCGGATTACCGGTTAAATAAACATCCTGTGCTCCGTAAGCTACTAATTGAAGAAGACCACCACCCATTTACGCTATATTCTTTATACTATTAGAGGAGAAAAAAAAAAGCCGATTATTCGCTATTCACTCATTACATTCATTATAACATTTTACCAATCTAACATTATCTTTTATGCGATACCAACGGGCTCTTACATTTAGTTAGAATAAGCAAGTCCGCCCATACCAGAAAGGATGCGAAGAACATTATAATTCACGGCATAAACATTAACAGTTGAAGACATACCGGCTTCAGTTAAGGTAGAGTTTAGGTCAAGAGAAAGGGTAGCGGTATCAATACGGGACATATTGAGGGTGCCTGATGGCTGGTGCTCCTCGGGCTTGAGGGCAAATGAATACACATTAATACCAGCATTTGTCGGGATATTCTCGTGATGCTGGAAAGGCTGAACGAGATTGAAGTATGAACCGTTGCGGACAGAGAAACGGTCGTTGCCGTTAAGGATAAGTTTAGCAGTAGTGATAGGGTTAGTTGAGCCGACCGCCGTGTTGTGTAGAAGGTTCTTGTTATAAGGGGCGTTAGTTGTTATGTTAATAACATTCTGTGCGGTAGTATAGTTAAACCAGTTGTTATTTTGGACTTGTTGGCTATCGCTAGTAGATTTCTTGGTAGCAAACCACACAAGTTCCTTACAGGGGTGATTGAAGGAGAGTTTGGAGTTTAACTTGGTGGATGATACTGATTCGGAGCCGGTGAATTGGAGTTGCTCTATGAGATACTCGTGAGACAACTGGGCGAAACGACGGCGCTCGTCGGTATCAAGGAATACATAATCAACCCAGAGAGTAGCGTTAGGGAAGGCTGAAATAGCACCCGAATTTCCTTGACATAAAACAGCAGTCTCAAACTGGATGTTAATCTTAACTTCGTGATATTGAAGAGCGATTAAAGGAAGGGCGAGACCAACATTACGGCAGAACCAGAACTCTAGAGGCACATAGAGGGTTTGGTCGGCAAGGGTGCCGCCAGTCTGTCCCACCATCTTATTATAGCCATCACGCTTAGACTTGGGTAAAGAAAGTTCGTTCCAGACATATAGCCAGTGTGAGTAATGCTTGTCTATCTTTTGTCCGCCAATCTCAATCTCAACGAAATTGACTAAGCGAAGACCATAGAAGGAGCATAAATCTTGAGTATTTCCCGCTGGTATCTTGAGAGACAGATACATACGATGAACTAAATCGCCATTACGAGATATCTGACAAGTCACACGGTTGCCGTATCCTGGGGTGCCGTTGAAGGTTTGCGCGATAGCCTCAATAGCGAAGTTAGTATGACGACGATAGACAACCTTGAAGAAGGTAATTTGAGGATTACCGGTTAAATAAACATCCTGTGCTCCGTAAGCTACTAATTGAAGAAGACCACCACCCATTTACGCTATAT